CACAAGCGCGATGACCGCCGGCGTTGCCACCAGGCGGTTGCGGATCGCGATCTGAACGGCCAGGTCGATGCTCATCTTGCCTCCCGAATGGCCTTGGCGATGGCCCGGTTGATCCGGCCCATCGCGCGCTTCTTGCCGAGGCGCCAGGCGGGGTAGAAGAACGGCTGCGCCGGGCTGCCCGGATGGGTGCGATAACTGATCCGACCCTTCTTCGACTGGCGGTTGCCCGCCCCCCCGGTCACGCGCTGGCCTGCCGTCCCGCCTTGCGTCCCGAACTCCACGAAGCGGGCATAGAAGGCCTCATCGTTCCCCGCGAAGATCGTGATCGACAACGCCGCCCCATCCCCCACTGAGCCGAGCGCCATCGCGCCGGCCGGCGGCGCCCCCCAGGTCCAGCCGATCGAGGCCCTGAGCTTGCCGTCATCGACCGGGCAAAGGGCCCGGGCGATATCGCAGACTTCTTCGGCGGCGCGCTCCATGGCAGGTTGCACCGCCCGCCGAACCTCGGTCGGGATGGCGCGCATCCGCCGCTGGAAGCTGGCAAGGCCGCCGTCGCCGGTCACAGCGAGAACTCCCGGTAGGACTGGACGATGTCCGAGACACCGAACGGCATCTCGCGCGCGCCCTCACCGGCCGCCTCGCGGTTTTCGAACCACCAGGCCGCGAGCTGACAGACCGCCTCCTGCAGCGCCGGCGGCACCGGGTCTTGCCCTTCGCCGCCAAACCGGGCCGCGATCTTGTAGCCCAGCAGCCGCTCGATGTGGTTCTGGGCAGCCTCGATCTTGCGGGCGATCAGAAGCGCATCATCGAACTCGAGCGTGTCGATCGTGAAGGCCAGCTGCCGCCGCAGATCGTCTTCGGTGACAATCGCCATCCCATCAGCCTCAGGTCGGGCTGGCGTTGGTACGCACCACGTTCGAGTTGACCGCGACCGAGGCCGTCATCTTCATGACGTTGTTCGCCGAATCGAGCGCCTCGCCGGCGCTCATCACCTTGCCGATGAACATCCGGGTCGAGTTCTTCGGCGAGGCGCCAGAGGCCGGCTTGTCGTTGAACTCGACCTTGAACGCATAATCGGCCGTGGTCTTCTCGGCTGCGATCACCGCGATCTGGCCTGCATCGGCATAGTCGATCGCCATCACGAGCTCCATGGTCCCCGCATTGCGGGTGCCCTTGATGGTCTTCGTGCGACCCTCGCCGATGATGTCCTGCGCGATCGCTTCGGACGTGTCACCGAAGCTGCCGATGGCCTCGAGGTTCTTGATCTCGACCCAGGTCTGGCTGGTGAAGTCAGCCGCCACGAAGTCGGTCGACTTCATGTCGAGCGCCCCGCCGATGAAGACCTTGGAACCGGCCGTTGCAAAAAAAGGCATTGTATCTCTCCTTCAGGAGTTGCGGCGCTCTTCCCGCTGTTTCGCGCCGGAATGACAGGTCCTGCAGATCGACTGCAAGTTGGTCGGATCGAGCCGCCGCTCGGGGGCAAGGCGCCGGGGAACGATGTGGTCGACCTCGGTCGCCTTTGCGCCGCAACGGCGGCACCAGGGATGCTTGTCGAGATGGGCAGCCCTGAGCTTGCGCCAGTCCCCGCCCAGGCCCCGTTGCGCGGCGCTCGGGCGGGTCTTGTCGAAGCGCGCCTTGCGTTCGGCCGCCCGGCGGGCCTCGCAGGGGCAAAGCTGCCCGTGCTGGACCGTCTGGCCGCAACCGCAGAGGCGAGGCGCGCGCGAGGGCATCACGCCACCGGACGGCTCGCCGTGCTGCCAAGCACCGCCACGGCGCCCGCCGCGATCGAGGTACCCCCGGCCTTGGTCAGCGACAGGCGCACGAAGCGCTTGTTGCCGAGATAGCCGAGCTTGTAGCTCGCCGAGGCCAGCAGCGACGCCGGGGCGTTCGTCTGGCGATGGGCAGCCGCCACATCCGCCCAGCCGGTCGAGCCATCCGCACTTTCCTGCAGCGTCACGCCGAAGTCGCCGGAACCGACGATTGCGCCGGTGGTGACGATGATCGTCGCCCGCTCTGCCTTCTGCAGGTCGATTGCGGGGCCGGTCACGGCCGCCGCCTGGACAGCCGGGGCAAGCGCAAGCACCGCCCCGATGTTCGAGAAGAGATCACGCATGTTCTTCGCTCCTTACGAGGTGGCAATCTTGAGCTTGCGGAACCGGGCCGCCTGCAGCACACCACCGCCCACCCGGCGGGTGGCATGGATGCGGGTGAGCCCTGCGACCCGGCGGGTGTAGGGATCGACCAGCACGTCGAGCCCGATCCGATCGAGGATCCGATAGGCCGAGAAATCGCCGTAGATGATCGGGAAGGCGTCAGCCGCGACATCGGGCATGTCCACCATCTCGACCACAGGGCGCCCCAGGATCGTCTCGGGCTGGCCGGCCTGGTAGCTCGGCTGCCAGAGATAGTTGTTCTGGCCATCCTTCATCCGACGGATTTGGCCGAGGGTCGTCCCGTTCATCGCCCAGACGCCCCGGTTCCGGTACGTCGCCGGCAGGGCATACATGAGCGTGATCAGCGCATCGGCCGACAGCGCCGCCGCAAGCCCGCTCGGGGTATAGGCGATGTCGGCATTGCGCATGAAGCCTTCAGGCTGCAGCGGGCCTTGCCCCCAGACAAAGGCCGTGGCCTCCTTCTTGCCGAAGTCCTCGGCCAGGGCGGCGCGCACTTCGGTTTCGGCTTGCGGGGCGTCCTGCAGCAGGCGGTTCGAGATGTCGACAAAGGTCGCAAGTTCCTTCACCGCCAGCTCCTTCTGGCCGAAGGTGATGCTGGATTCGTCCCGGTCCTGCGTCTCGCCGACCCAGGTTGCATTCGTCAGGTCGCCGCGCGTCGGGTAGATGGTGGACGGCGCAACGGTGCCGCGAACCGAGGCATAGGCCCGGATCGGCGAGAACTCGACCAGGTCGCGGATGACTTCGGAAGACAACTCGGGCGGGGCGAGATAGCCGCCCTGCGGATCGCTCGACAGCGTGAGCGCCTTCTTGTCTTCGTCGCTGATGCCATCGCCCCGGTGGAGATACGACGCGAAGGCCTTGCGCTCCGCGCTCGGCTCGTCCTTGCCCTTGTCGTCGCCGGTGCCCCGGTTGAGCTTGGCCTCGATCTGGTCCAACCGATCGACCAGCGCCGAGGTGTCAGCCTTCTTCTCGATGTCCGCGATCCGCGTCTCCACGGTCTTGGTCAGATCGCCGAGCGCCTTCTCGACCAGTCCGGTCGGATCATCGTCATCGCCCTTCAGGACAAGGGCGGTGCTGCCGAGCAGCTGGGTGTTCTTCAGATGCCGCATGATTACCTCGCTGCGAGCTGCGCCGTGGCGCGTTGAAGGGCAGCGGTGAGGCGCAGGGCACCCAACGCTGTTTTGGCCGAAGTCACCTTCGCGCCGGGATGCATGGGGACCACCACCAGGCTTACCTCCATGAGTTCGAGAGACTGGATGCGCCGGCCGCCCCCCGGCAGAACGGACGACTTCTTGCCGACAAAGCCGATCGAGAGGCCACGCACCGCGCCCGACTTGACCAGGGCGCGCACTTCCCGGGCCCGGGGCAGGTCGTCCACCAGAAGCCGCCCCTTGATGTGGAGCCCGTCCGACTTCTCTTCGGCGACGTCCCAAGTCCCGACCGGGTCGTTCAGGTCATGGCCAAAGAGCATCGGGATCGGCAGCGCCATCTTGCCGAAGGCGCCCTTCTCGATCACGTCGCCGATCCGGTCGGGCTGGCCGAACTTCCAGGCGATGCCACTGATCTCGCCGCCGTCCGACCCCTCGATCTTCGTTTCGATGAAGAGCCGTTCCATCAGCGGGCCTCCGGGGCAAAGTTGCGACGATCACCGGCAAAGGCATCGACCTGCGCCTCGACCCAGGCGGCCGCGCGCAGAAGGCGCAGGACATTGCCATGGTTGAACGGGACCGCCTGGCCGTCTTCGCTCACTTCCCAGCCCAGGACGCAGCGGGCGAGGCTGTTCTGCCGGGCGCGCTCGCGATCCGTGGCAGCCACCCGTCCCTCTGCATCGGCCATCTCGGCCAGCTCATCGGACAGCCGCACCCGGCCCCGCGCCTGCACAGAGCTGTCCGGTCCCGCGATCAGCAGGCGAATGCCCGTGGGCTTGCCGGTGAAGGGATCGACCAGGTCGAGCCAGCGGCCCTTGTCCTGGTCTTCCGCATTGGCGAGGATGTCATTCAGCTGCATTGGCCGGGTCTTCCTCTTGGGTCTTGTCTGGCGCCGGGGCCGGCGCATTCGCGGGCGTCGTGATATTCGGGTTGAAGAACTCGTCTCCGCCGACGCGAGGCGGCAGGCCGATCCAAGAACGAGCTTCATTGTTGTTGATCGTTTGGCTTGCGATCAGGCTGTTGATGGTGGTCGCCCGCGTCTGCAAATCGGCGCGGGTCAGGTCGTCTCGGTCAAAACGGATGACATGCGTCCGGCGTTCTTCGCGGCTGAACAGCGCCCGGCGCAGCGCGCCCTCGAGGCCGCGCAGCCAGGGCTCGAGCGTGTAGGACAGGAATTCGCGGCCCTTCTGTTCGGTGTTCGACCAGGTCGCGCGGCTCAGATCGCCCACCATCGGCGCCGGAATGTTGAACGCCCGCGCGATCTCTTCGATCTGGAACCGGCGGTTTTCCAAGAACTGGGCGTCCGTCGAGTTGAAGGTGAAGGGCTCGAAGGTCATGCCATCGAACAGGATCGCGGTTCGGCCCTGGTCTTCGCCCTCATGGGTGACGCGCCAGGCGTTGCGCGCGGCCTTCACGCTTTCCTCGCCCATCCCCTTGGGGATCAGCAGCGCCCCGGACGGACGGGCCCCGCGGCTGAAGAGGCGCGCGGCATGGCGGTCGAGGGCCACGGCCACCCCGATCGCCGACATCGCCAGCCGCAGCGGCGTCCGGCCGAGCGGCGGCAGAAGGTGGATCACATCCTCTGCCGGAATCGCCTGATTGCTGCGCCGGTACCGCCGTTCCCCGGTGACCTGGTCGATCTCGAACGTGAGGACGCCGGGCAGATAGCGCACAATCTCGATCGGACGGCCCTTCACCCGGTTGACCCAAGCCAACCCACCGGCGTCGAGCGTGAGGGCGTCAATCATCAGCTGGCGGATGAACTCGAAGCTGGTCGTCCAGGCATTCGCCTCATCGCGCAGGAGCGGCAGCACCGGGTGGTCCGGCAGGTCGATCTCGACGCCACCCTCGATGCGCTTGACGAAGACATCGAGGCTGGCCGGCGCCTCGCTGATCAGCTGGATCGCGTTCGACACCACCGGCACCTGCAGCGCATCGGCGATCGACACGGTGATGCCATTGGCCGTCTGCGGCACGCCCGTGATCAGTTCCATCCACGACGCGGCGGTCGCGAGGGACTTGGCTTCAGGCTCGGGGGCCTCTTTGGCGAAGGGGTTCCATTTCATGCCCCCATCTTGCCG